GAGTTAAGACTCAACTCTTATATATAACTAGTCTTGTTTAGCTAGTCCGTAGATTTTCTCATTCTCTTTGAGACCTGTTGCTATCAGCTCTTTGTTTCGGAACATTATCTTTAGCTGATCTGTGATAGCACTTCTTTCTACTTCAAAGGTCTTAGCCAGTTCGGTAGCAGTCTTCGCTCCGACCTCATCGAGATAGTCCTTGAGAGATGAGTAGAGATTTTTCTCCTTGTCTATAAGTCCTGCGGTTTCTTCCTTTGCAGCAAACCTGATTCCATTGATGCCGTTCTCATTGAAACTGTAGTGAAGTCCCATTGGTTTAGGTACTGGCATATCATTTGCCTTGGTCACTTCCAGTAGTACAGCAATACTTCCAGTATCATCTATGATCTTTGAAGAGTGACGTAACATTACATCTGCGCCAGCTTCATACTGTGAGTTCCCATAGTAGATAGTCTCGTCATACTTGGGAGTGTGGGCTATCGCTAGCCACGACACACCTAATTTATTAAGCATGTCTATTGTAGCTGTGGCTACCTTGTCTTCTTTCATGTCACCAGTACCAGCTCTTGAGATAGAGTCCAGTACTATGAATGTAGTATTGTTCTCTTGTATGTATTCCTCCATTACATCTTTTATATCCACGAGTGTTGCACCCTTGCCATTAAGAACACTAAGTGAGGAGTTTGAGTTTAAACCCAATGCTTCCGCCACTCCCAGTATCCTTGGTGGGATAGTTGAGCTAGGTCTTTCTAGGTTCACATATAGAGTATCTCCCTGCTCAGTATTCCAGTAATGGTTAGTTCCATAGTTGACAGCCAGTGCCATCATTAGACCAGTGAAACTCTTTCCCCTGCCAGGCTTGCCGTACATGATAGTTCCACCACCACTCAGGACATGAGGCTTCAAGGTATAGCCAATGTTTCTTTCTGCACCCTCTACCTTTACTGGTGCTTGTATAGATAAGTATTCTGGATAGACTGCGAGACAGAAGTCATTCATCTGTTTGACCAGATCACCTTTCGGAATAATCGTGGCAGCATCTCCATATGTCTCACCTAGAAATTTATAGGCAGAATTACACAGCTTGGTTCTTTCTTCACTGCGCTTGATATTACATACGGTATAGGCAATGTTCTCTCCATTAAATGCTATGCCTAGCTCTGCATGTATCCCTGTCTTTTCAGGACGTATGTCATGAGCACTAAGAGTTATTGCGTTTAAACCCAACTCAATATGTTTTAGAATACCGTCATTCTTGTCCCTTGTTAACGCTCCGCCTACCATAAAACTCCTCCTGATATCGCCGTGTAGATTGCCTTGCTTTATTTATTCTTTCTTTAGCCAACTCCAGTGTTTCGGGTGAAGGCTTATCTTTTTCTGGCATCGGATACCAGATAGCCCCACAGTATGGTGAGGCTACTGACATGTCCCATTTGCATGTCATTAGTTCTTGGCACACAGAATCATCACAGGTCATAGCTTCACCGAATGGTATTTAGAGTACTTCTGAGCCTCATACAGAAGCGTAGCGTGTAAGAAAGCCTGTCCACCTATCAGTTGCTCTGGAAGATGGTTAATAGAGACTTTCTCGTTCTCTTCATCTATGTGTATGACAGCACCACCAAGCTGTAGTTCATCTACCCTGTGGTGCATCTGGTCCTTGTATCCACTCCATATATCTATACCGTTGCCAATCATAGATGCTATACAGGCTATGTATGCAGAGACCTGCAGTGCATCCTTGAAGTAAATGTTGCTACCTGTCTTGAAGTCACAGACATATATCGTGTTGTCTTCATTGGACAACACTATGTCTATAGCACCACCAACAGCTAGGTCAGTGTGGAATACAGGCAGCTCAGTGCCTTTGATTTTAAACCCCATCTCTGCTATCCAAGAGTCTATCTTTTCAAAGCAGACTTTTAATGCCTCGGTACTATCCTCATCAGTTAAGTGACCTTTCCAATCACCATTGGTGAGGTATGCCTCAACAGCATTATGTATACGAGTACCCCTATTGCCTGCCTTCTTTAGCACTTGGTCTGGTATGCCTTTAGCTTCAACAAGTGTTGTAGTTACTTCATCTTCATACCTTTGAATAATCCACCCAGCAAGCTCCTCTTTATCTGTAAATGAGTCCAAGTTAAGTAACTCTTCTTTAGATGCTAGTAGCTCATCATAGATTGCTTTTGATATCGGAACTTTTCTTTCTGATATATATTCCAGTGCATGCTTCACTTGCCATCTGGCAATAGGGCTAGTGCCACTACCATCTGTAGCACTAGTAATACCAGTGACTGAGGGCATCTGTACTCCCTCATAGTCCTCATTAAAACCACTGACCATATACTTATGACCACGACCTATTGTTTTCTGTTCAACTGTTACTTCTTTACAATGGTTTTGTTCTTGATGTAGCCATCGCTTATACGTTTTCTTCATTACTTTCTCCTAGTAATTTTATTTCTCGAATCAAAAAGGCTCTTGCTTTATTCTTTGTGTAGACTCTGACTACACCACCCATAGATTTCTCCGATTCCCATGAGGCTGCTTCAAGCTGTTCCATAGCATAGGCTAGCCATCTTGGTATTCCAGCTTGAGTACTCTTGACTTCATATACCGCATCAGTAGTTTCAACATCAGTGTGGGGTCGGGACTTGTCTAGGTTCCTGACCCCACCTAATGCGATAGCTACCCTGCGCTCATAGGTTTTACCCCTACGTCTGTTACCAGCGTTGCGCTTGGTAGTATCTTTATTAGCCATTGCGGTATTCTGCTTCGTGTTCTATGCAGGTCCAGACACCAGCCTCTATCTCTACTTCACCGTCTGCATCACACAGCATGCATACTTCTTTAGCTACTTTTTCCCCTGCAAGCTGAGCCATCCACCATGTTACTGTTTGTCCTGGTGCATTAGCCTTGACATATTCAGCAGTATCTGCACCGTGTGCTTCCTCTATTGCCTTAACCCATTCAGTCTGGAATGTAATCTTGGGCTTGTCATAATTACAGTTGCACCACTTCTCGTTTGGCCCCATGTGAGAGTAATAGACACCGTAGTTGCCATCTCTTTTGTCCATCTGTTCGTTGTGTGAAGGACATAGGATTGATTCTGGTGGTATTGGCTCACTGAGTACCTGTGGTTTTGCACTTGTAATAACAGGCTCCACTGTAGTAGTTATCTGTTCTACTTTAGGCTTGACAAGTACTACCTCTGCGCCGAAAGACTCAGCATGTTGTACCAAGGGAGTAGAGACTTGAGCCTTATCTATGCTCTCTATCTCCTGTATAAGATCAACATCTTTAAACTTGTCAGCCTGTGCCATCTCTTCAGCAGAGTATGCTCCTGCAAACTTGTCTGGATATGCCATTCTCAGTGCCTTGACTATGGCACACTTCTCTATCATAGTTCCTGGCATCTTTGCCCATAGACTTTTGCCTGTGTCAAAGTCACTTAGTAATACAGTTGTAGGCATTGTCCCGTCCTTAGTGTGGACATCAGCCCATCCACCTACTAAGCTGTCTGTTGGTAGCATGAAAGTACCGATTAACTTTGTTTCCTGTGACTCTCCCTGCCTTACAACCAGTATCCCTGACTCCCATGTAGCATTCTGTGATCTTGCTACCTTGGTAAAGAAATCTTTACCAGTAATAAAACTAGCAGGGCTAGTATCGGTATACTTAACGATGTGTATATCTCTCAAGAATGGATTCGCTCCAAGGGATTCACATAACCTCTTGAATACATACATCTCTGCATCTGTTGGTTGCTTTGTATTCTGTGATACAACCAGTGCTCGCAGATCATCCATGTTTACTTCATGTCTAGGACTTGTTGTGTTTAAACTCAATTCACTTGTCATTGGCTTCTCCCCAATTTAGTTGCTTAAAAATTCTAGCTAACTTTTGTTTGTACTTTGCTTTTCTTTTATTTTCAGTAGCCTTTTTCTTCTTGGCTGCTTGTTTCTTTTTTTCTGATGTCATCCAGTGATTGTCTCCATCATTACTGTTAGGAAAATCTTTCACTGCCATACATTTCTTGCACCTCCCTCTACTGTATGGTCCATTAGGTTGTTCAATTAACCAGTGGTGTACGCATTCATCCATATATTGTCCTTTCTTATTTGTTGACCGCTATATATTGTTGTGTTATATAATTTAAAAAGTCCGAAACTAATAGGTTTCTCCTCTATTGTCGGGCTGTCTTGCTTTAAGAGAGCAGCGTTCCCTCCAAGGCACTGCTCTCTTTTTGTAACCATTAATTATAGCAGTATTGTGGGCTTAATCCTATGGTTTTTCTTGTAGTCTTCGACTGTACTTCTAAGAACTCTGATGCTTCTTTCCCCTGCTCCGACATGGAATGCTTCAAGGTCACCAGTCTTGATCATCTTGTAAACAGCAGTCTTGTGCATGCCTAGCATGGAGCATACTTGCGGTACTGTTAGCGGTTCATCTTTGTTTAACATGAATTAGACTCCTAATTATTTCCTTCTCCACTCTCGTAGAAATGCTTGATTTTTTAATTGCCGTTCATGCTCGCTAATAGTTGCTACAGCATCCTTCTGAGAATATCCGAGCTGCTTCATCCTAGCTACACTAACTACTGTGACATTACATTCGCCGCAACACTTTCCTTTAGCTACAGGTGCTGCATTATGTCCGCCATCCCATCCATCAGGGTCAGCCTTTATTTCTTCTTCACATATCACGCATATTTTTTCCATTAAGCTGTTACTCCTGCCGTTATCGGTCTTACTTGTAGTATCCAGGGTTTGTCGTCTTGATCTATTGCCCACTCTATATCCACAGGTCTGCCGTAGTTATTTGCTAGCCTCTTAGCTTCAGTCCATATGGTATGCAAGGAAGTCTGTCCAAAGAATGGGCTGACTAGGTAGTCATCACGGTTTAGTTCTGGCGTTACAAAATTTTTGGGGTCTAAAAAGAGCATGCTACTATCACCAGTACCATCCACTACACCGCCTGCTCCTTCTTCATACTCCAACATCATCCTGTCAGTACCTTCCACTGGCTCCTTGGTGAATAGAACACCAGAGTACTTGGCATCTACCATATTCATAATGATTACAGCAGGTACACTTAGAGTTGATAGGTCACGAGCTTCTTGATAAGTTAGTACTCTTTCTGCTAGAGCCGAGTCTCTCACCTCTCTTACTGCATGCTCTATACCAGAGATTGGGACATTGAGTTTAGACTCAAATATTCCTGCGAAACTTTGGTTCTTTCCGTCTTCTCCTATAGCAGAGGAACGTACCGCATAGGTACTTTCCTTAATGAATTTATACTGCACAGAATCTAGGTTGCTAGGACCAATAGAATGCCACGCCTTGTTACATATATCAGGCAGCCTATCATCAGGACAGTCAGAAGTTATAACTACCCAGTCAGGCACTAGAACAGGGTCTATCTTCCTGAGTTGTAGTGCCTTGCCACCTATTACATTAACTGTATGGTCAGGTTTACTGGGGTAATCTCGTACCAAATATCTACTGTTCATTGTTGTCCTTTATGTAGTTCTTTAGTGTGAATGTCAGTGACTCTACTGATTCTTTCTGCATCATCTTTAAGTTCCAGTCTATTGTCGAGCACTCCTTCTCGACATCCTTGACGATGCGGTCAACATAGTTCAATAGCTTTTTCTCGTCATCAAACATGGGGACATGCCCATTGTGCTGTTGCAAATCAAACACAGATGTTGGACATCCAGCTCCACTTCTACTGCACTTAACTACTGGTGCTTGTGTTCCCAGTTCCAGTAGCATCTTCACCCAGTCCTTCGGTGGCTGTGAGTAAAATGTCGCTGTCCCCTGCATCAGTTTCCCCTTCTGGTTCCTCACTGTCTGCAGTTTCACTTGTAGGTTCAATAGTTTCTTCGATTGTTCCATTTTGTTTAGCTAACTCCTCCGCATATTTTGCAATTAAATCTTCCTGGGGTTTGGTTTCAATAGCCTTGTCGCAGTGCTTTGCCCGTACCATCTTGATGGCATCCTCCGCTGTCATCCCTTGGTACACCAGTATTCCTGCCAGTAGTGTTCCTGTCCTGCCATGAGAGCCGTGGCATCCTATCTCTAGGGTTTCTCCCTCAAATATTCTAGATAGACACCAGACTACAGCCTCGCTGTACTCTCTTAGCGGTATGCCCTGCATATCTGCCCACTTGATATAGAGTGTGGGTATATCTTCCTTTTCAAACAGGTCTGGATTAACAGGAGCATTGGCTGTAAACCAGAACATGTTACCGAGCATCCATCCTGAGTCCATGTAGCATCCCATCGTAGGGTCTGCTCCTGTTCTCTTAGCACTCGGTGTTCCCTTACCAGACAGGTATATCTTCCATCCATCTAGTAGATCGAACTCATCCATCCAGTGGTTACAGGGTTTGTATACTGGGTATGAGTATTTGCTCTTTGTATAAGTAGAGCCTTTGGTTATCTTGTTGCCTCCCCATCCATCAACTGCTGTCTCTAGCTCAAGGACATCAGCATCAAACATCTGTAGTCTAGTGTCGTCAAACACATAGACATCTACGTCATCACCCCTGACACCAACAACTCTTCCCCTTTTCTTATCAGGTGTTTTTACTATGTCACCCTTGAGAAAGAACGATATATCTCCTACGTCTTTCCATAGGTTCCCTTGATACTTCTTCTTTTTCTTACCCAATAGTTTTCTCCCTTTTCTTAGCAGCTTTCGCATTGATAACATTGACACATCTCCTCCTTTATTGTGTCTAGTGGTAGTAACCCCTGCACTATGTGGGACGAGTAGTACCACAGCTTGCAGTAGCTACCATTCTGGTTTAAATCCAGAACATACTTCACATCTTGTGTGTTCCACCACTTGTTGAAATAGATACCACCGTTATGCTGTAGTCCCCAGCATGTATCGACAAATGTTTGAGGTGTTGTTTCATCCCTTTCAAACATGTATAGGGTATTGGCTATGGTTCCCCACCTGTGTCCACCGTAGCTTGCACCCCATTTGCCACCGTCATTGAATGCTTCCACTGCCCACTTGAGTGCCAGTACTCCATACCTTGACCTAAACCAGTACCATCCTTCCCAAGCATGAGTCCTTCCACCCTGTACAGTGCCATCTCTCAGTGCTTCCTTCAGTGGTCTTGCAAATCCATCAGTACTCCTACTGTGCCTTAGCTCACCACCTACTGCCATGTCTGTGTATCTAGAGAACTGGTCAACCAGTATGTCAGTGTGTCTTGCCAGGTATGGTTTAAACCTTTCCTCATCGTAGATAGTAGCCAAGTGGAGTATGTAGTAGTCGGCAGCAGCCTTCGATAGGTTCCAGCCTGTTGAGTTTAAACCCCAACGGTTTGCTCCAGCTTTTACCAGTACTTTCTGGTTTGGATTAACAGGTCCAGTATCTTGATATGTATTAACTACAGCTTCTGTAGTAGTCTCGGTGATATTAACCCAAGTGCCGTGCCACTCCTCTATAAAATAGGTAGTTTTACCTACCTTGTTGTCTAACCAGTGATCACTTAGGTTGCTCATGTTTACTGATCCTGCTTTTCAAAGTCAGTCATGCACTTTGTACAGTATGCTTCTAGGTTTACTGCACATCGGACATTGACTGGTGGATTACAGGCACAAGACCACTTCTTCTGCTTGCCTTTCGATGGTGTCTTAGGGGTTATCACGTTTAAGTGGATTGGTTCAGTCGTTGACGTAACAGTTACATCAGCTTCAACTGCTTCATAGTCCACTATCTCTGACCTTATCTCATCTGCACCTATCTTGGTCAGTGTTTCAACAAAGACAACAGGGTCTATAGATAGAGCATCACCGTTCTTATCTGTTGCCACACCCCACTGGTTCATCTCATCCCTGAATATCTTGGTGTGATACCACTGTCCCTTCGGCTTGTGTATATCCTGATAGGCATGGACTGCATTGTGCAGTACTGCTATCACTGTCTCCACTTTAGTAAGGTCAGTCCTCATATCAAAGTGGTGCTTGAGACTGATGTTGTCACCCTCAAAGTAGTATTCCCCTGCTTTCTTGAGCCTGTCATCGAATCCTATAACTACTGTTGGCAGGTTCTGTTGATATAGAAAATCATTCACTGCTCCATACAGTGTGTATGCCTTGTCAGCCTTGACCTGGTGCTTCCAGTCTAAGCTAGTTCTAGCGTGTTCTTGGACTGCCTTGTTTATACCTCCAGTTACCATGTAATCTGTGCCTCCTTTATTCCCTTGACACTGATTGTTATGAACTTGCCTGCTAACTGGGTAGCATTACCAGTTCTAACTATGCATGGTTTGTTCATTTCCCTTGCTACTATCGCAGCGTGGCACGTTATCGAGCCGATGTTAGTGGCAATAGCTGATGCCAGCTTCATTACTGGTACATTAGCTGGTACTGTCATATTAGCTACCAGTATGTCTCCTTCCTTGAAGTTAGGATCATCTGGTGTTCTAGCAATACCAGTTGCTTCTCCCTTGACTGCTCCGAATCCTTTCATTTCACTTATAACTTCCAATTAACTTACTCCTTCCCCTTCTAAGAGGTCGATTGCTGCTGTTACTGCATCACTATCCATCTCATCGAACTGTTCAACAGCCTGTTTAAACGGTAGTATCTCTTGCTCTAGAGTAGAGACAGCTTCATTTATGTTCTCTATTTTCTGGTTGGCACTCCCTATTATTTCTTCTCCTCTTTCTGCTAGCTCTCTGATTTCCGAGATATCCATATAGACCTCCTTGTCTACTTGTTTCTCTACGCCGACCTTCGGCGAGTCGCTCAAACATACCGAGACTACTAATGAATGTCAATGTATTCTCATTGACATTCTGTGTAGTATTGGTATTAATACTCGTTTGGAAACAGTACCGTTGTGACTTCTGTGTCCCTGATAATCCAGATTTTGTCACCGCCTTTGGGGTCAGGGTAAGAAGCTAGGATATACCCGTACTCTCCCTTCTGTAGTGACTGTAAACTATCGGAGTTTTTACTCCAGTCTTCCTTGTCCAAGTCACCCCAGTCACTAGACATGAACCTGTTTAAACTCTTGTGCACTCTCATCGCAAAGTCTTTATCACTTGCGACCTTTTCGTTTATACCTCTTGTCATTACTATCATTAGCTTTGCTCCTCATGCTGTTCCAACTTTTGTTTCTTCCCGTAGCTGTAGGACGTAGGGATTCCCTCCTTGTCTATCCTGCTTCTTAGCTTCTCTAGCCTGGTAGTATCATCTAGCTTGTATAGTTCAAGGCGTAGTTCCTCTACCTTGAGCAGTGCCCATTGGACTGCCAAGTCTATCGCTGTTAGTAGCTCATGTTCTTTGCTCATATATCCCCCTAGCTTGCTGTATTTGGACATAAAAATAGGGCAAGGTATCCAAGTACCTTGCCCTAGATTTAAGACGTTAATCTAGAATACAGGTCATGCTTTTTATCTTGTGCTTAGCACAGTATTTGTGGTGCATAACATCTCGTTTGACTATTAGCGTGTAGTATTCGAGGCCATGTACCTTGAGGAATAGTTTTTTGTCGGTATAGGTATCGAACACTAGCTTTAGGTTTAGTATCCTTTCCTCTACTTCCTCTAGAGTATTTGGTGTATCGAGTTTACTATCCCCGAACATTAGGCTTTCTGTTATGTCTATTGCTACCATAGCTTTCTTGCTCCTTATTTAACCTTGACTAACTTGCCGTTTTGCATAGTACCTTGAGCATACCAAGTATGTGGTGCTGGATAGTGTGGTCCTTCCAGATAGACAGTACCGTTTTCGGGTATTGTTCCTAAGCCTGGTTCGTACACTTCAACTATTTCACCATTCTTTATAGCATCCTTGAGTGCTTTCTTAGTTTTGTAGTTCTTAGAGGCGTAGGTCATATATTCTGCTCCTTATCACCAAGGCAGTTTCTCTACTTGTTCATCGGTGACTAAGCCTGTAGCTCTACATACCTTGCATTCTGCTTTAGCACAGTCACATTCCCAGTCAAACGGCATCCTAGTTTGTACCCTTCTGCTAGGTTTCTTTGGGTTTAACCTCAAACCCATGCTGCTAAATAGCCTGTCGATAGAATCACCTTCCTTGTTTCTATTCATCTGGTCTCTTGTTAGCTTGTGTTTAAACCTGTAGATTCTCTCTAGTTCTTTAGCTGTTAACTCATTCAGCTTGCCGACTGTAGTTAGCTTCAGGTCTTCCTTGTCTCTAATCTGGTTGTAGCCTTTTAGTCCTGCTTGAAGCAGGAAGTTATGCTGACACTGGTTAGAGCATAGGTAGATCAGTCCTTTAGGACTGTTGATAGTAGTTCTACATTCCCTAGAGCACTGGAAGCATATGTCACTTACTGTAGTCACTTCTAGTACTCTTAGTTTCGCTTGATTCTTAGGCATGGCTTAGTTCCTTGCTAGGTTAGGATTTAGGTTAGCTATAAACGAGAAAAGCCCTACAGGACTAAAGTCCTGTAGGGCTAGTGGGTTAGCTAGCTAGCTAGCTAACCTTGATTCCCAAATCAGCCAAGGCTGATTTGCCTCTTCCACTAGAATCTCTGTATGCAGAGATTCTAGCACCGGGAACTCCCTTACCGCTTTGACCTCGACCGACTAATCTCACCGAGATTAGTTTTAGCTCTTCGGCTTTTTCCATCGCCGAAATGACAGCTTTGCTGTCACAGTCGTAGTAAAGCCTAAAGGCTTCGTTGAATCCACTCAGTACTGAGTGGAAGCTAGTGGTCTTACGAGTAAGACCAGTTTTCTTATCGGTGAATTCTTCACCGATATTCCCCTTAGTTCCAGCTAGGCTAGACTTAGGGTCTAGCCAGAGTGCTAGAAAGTCTCCGACTTTCATCTTGCCGTCGTCTCCAGCTTTCTCTAGCTTCGCTAGTGCTGCTTTGGTCAGCTTGGACATTTATGTCCTCCTTGCCCTTTAGGGCATCTCCCTCAGTTTACTGAGGGGTTTGTTCGGCGAAATTGCCGATGTATTCATCCCACCTCCCTAAGACTCTGTGTCAATGTATTACCATTGACACTGAGAGCGAAGCGATCTTAGGGTGGTAGACTTCTGATGGGGAGGGGTATTTAGGGAAGGTATTGAATGCTCTTTCTTCCAGGAGGGGAGTCAGCGACCTCCAATTTCAACCTGAGATGTTTACATCTCAGAGTCCAGTTTAAACTCAAACTGCCAGACTAGCAAGCTAGTCTGTGGTAAACTCAGCGGAAATTCGACAAAGAGTATGTAAACATACTCAAGCTACTAAACCTAGCGGTTTACCGCTAGGTCAGAGAGGTAAATATGCTAGGTACTAGGATAGATAGCAAGACTGATGATACTTATAAAGCACTAAGTCCTAGCCAAAAACGTAGCTGGAGAAACCAAGATAAGTTCTTATCTTGCTACAGTGAGACGAGGAGCAAGACTACATCTGCTAGTTATGCTGGAGTTAAGTATCGAACAGTAATGAAGTGGCAGAAGGATAACTACTTTGGTTTCATGGAACGGTTAGAAGAAGCAGACTTCCAGTTCTGTGAGTCACTTGAGCAGTTGGCATTGGAGAGAGTTAAGATGCAGGACGCTAAGTCCAATCCGATCTTGCTGATCACACTGTTGAATGCGAACTTGCCTATGAAGTATAGACCTACTGTCGTCATGAACGATGATACTGCTAAGGATGTACTGAGAGAGCTTAGAGCCTTGTCTAAAGACTCACCTGAACAGCTTGCTGAAGCTCCTGAACCAGAGAAATCAGCTCTTGATCAAGTTAACGAGATACTGACTAGTAAGATAGATGAGTAGGGGGCATGGCTTAGACTTTGTGTTTGTATGGTATCTATACCAGTGCCAGTTTATTTTATATAAATAGACAGATAAGTCTTTAGAGACTTATCTGTATATATACTATATATATAGTCTATATATATTAAGAGAGTTAATATGAATGATTTGTTTAGAAAGATACGCCCTCAGATTATATTAGCGATATTTGTACTGGGACTTATCAGCACTGTGGCTCTTATGAGAGATGGCGAGCAGTACATAGCAGTGGTTACTGGATGTACTGGTGGTATCATTGCCCTGGGGATGAAGCTATTAGACGGTGAGTGATGTGGGGATGGACGGTGGCTTCATTCCCTGCAACACTGCAACACTTAGAGTTTAAACTGAGACACTGTAAAAGAATACTGTAAAGTATGCGCCAGATGATCTGTCGTAGTTTTGTCCGATCGGCCAAAACGTAGTTTAAACTAGAGTTATGTTGCTAGTATGGCAACATTTACTAGTAAAGGCACTAGTGCCTATCAGTTAAGGCACGGGTACATTGATAGTAAAAGGGGAGTTTAAACTCAATTCATTCGCAAACGAATTAAACCAAAGAAGGAGGTTCGATATGCCGAAGGTGGGTAAGAGGCAATTTGCCTATACGAAGAAGGGTAAGGCTGCAGCTACGAAGTACGCCAAGCAGTCAGGGAAGAAGATGACTAAGAAGAAGAAGTACTGATGGCTTCTCCTGTCTTTGAGATAGTTGGCTTTGACCCTACGGATGAGCAGTCCCAGATATTAAATTCAGGCAAGAGGTTTATACTCGTTGCAGGGGGTGAGCAGGCTGGTAAGTCGATGGTGGCTTCCAAGTTCCTACTCCATAAGTTCCTTGAGGACGACAGTCCTGGTTTATACTGGCTGGTAGCTGCGGATTACGAGAGAACGAGAGCGGAGTTTGAATATCTTTCTGAGGACTTTGCAAAGCTCGGCATACTTGCCGAGGTTACAAAAAGGGTAGACCCTGGCAGGATCGTACTTGCAGATGGGACACGGATCGAAACCAAGTCAGCCAAGGACCCAAGGACACTCGCAATGCGAGCACCCAATGGTATCGTTGGCTGTGAAGCGTCACAACTTGATCTGGAAACCTTCTACCGAATGCGTGGAAGGTGCGCCCCGAAAGGTGGCTGGCTGTTCCTTGGTGGGACATTTGAAAGCTCTCTTGGATGGTATCCGCAGACGTTTACGGCTTGGGAGTCGGGGGTAAATGACGAGCAGTCATTCTCCCTGCCCAGCTACTCCAACCACCACCTCTACCCTGGTGGCAGGAATGATCCTGAGATAAGAAGACTGGAGGCGGTGTCGAGCGATGATTTCTTTATGGAGAGGATTGAAGGAAAGCCTGTACCGCCTAGAGGACTTGTCTTCAACGAGTTCAGAGCCAATATACACGCAGGAGAAATTGATTATATCCCACACGAGCCTGTTCATATTTGGATTGACCCTGGGTATGCTGGCGGTTATGCGCTGGAAGCGGTACAGATCATAGACGATCATGTGAGAGTCTTTGACGAGATATATGAGACAGGTCTTGTCACGGAAGAAGTTGCAACTATAGCCATGACCAAACCGTGGTGGCAGGATGTGGAGTACGGGGTTATAGACATCGCAGGCACTCAGCATCAGGCTATGCCAGCACCTGCCGAGGTGTGGATGGCTAACACTGGTTTATACCTTGCCTCACAGAAAGTTCCCATCAACGATGGGACGGAAAGACTGAAGAGTTTCCTGAAAGTCGATCCCATCACTGGCTACCCGAAGTTGAGTATAGACTCAAAATGCAGTGGTGTTCTCTCCGAGTTCGGCGCAGTGGCAAATCCTTTCACTGGTCAGTCACAGGCATACAGATGGAAGATGGACAGGGACGGAAATATAGTTGGTAACGTGCCAGAAGATAAGTATAATCATGGTGTAAAGGCATTGATTTACGGTCTCGTGTACCATTTTGGGTACAGCTACGCTAGTGACAGGAAGAAGATAAAGGTGAAGCACTGGTGAGAAAGACTGCAGACGAAATAGCAAAACTGGTTGAGGGACACAGAGACTCGACATATCCCTTCAGAGATAGGATGCAATCTGACTATGACCTGTACATTATGCGCCCATACGATGCTGGTGACGGGTACGAGTCATATACATCCAACGAGCCACGCACTTATGCCGACAAGATAATCTCATGGATGAGTTCTGCGGAGCTGATCATACGAATCCCCAACATCGAAGAGCCGAGGGAGATGAGAGAAGTCAATGATGCCAAGGAGAAGTTTCTCGTAGGCATTCTCAGGGCTGCGGATGAACGGCTACGGCGCAGGCTTCAGCCATCACTTAGAGAACAGTTGGCATGGTTTGTTGCTCTCAGAGGATGGTATGCAGGAAGGGCATTACTTCACATCGACTCCAAGGAGAGAACACAGGTTGATATAACTCCGTGGGACCCTCTTCATACATACTGGGGTGAAGGTGAAGAGGGTCTTGCGTGGGCATGTTATCGGATACACAAAACAAAGGATGAGATTCTTCAGCAGTACAGTATTAAACTTGACGAGCAGGATGACGAGACACCTATAGAAGTCTATGACTACTATGATGAAGAGCATAATATTGTCTGTACGGGCGATACCATACTGAAGCAGGCTACTCCCCACGGAGCCGACAGGGTTCCAGTGTTTATAGGTATGGTTGGACCTCAACCGCTCGTACAGAATATAGATAATACATCCGTAACCGACACTATCGTTGAGTACGGGGAATCCGTTTTTGCTCCCAACAGGGAGATATACGATAAGCACAACTTCACCATGTCAGTGATGATGGAGATGGTTGCCCGTTCCCGTAAGCAGGGGATAACCATCACATCAAGAGATGGGCAGAAGACACTTGATGAAGACCCGTACAAGGCAGGAGCCGAGGTTGCTCTTGCACAGGGAGAGGATATAAAGCCCCTTGGACTGATGGAAGTCGCCAAGGAGACTGGAGCCTATATGGGCATGGTCTCAGGAGAACTTCAGCGTGGGGCTATACCGCATACCGTGTACGGAGACCTGCAGTTCCAGCTATCGGGATTTGCCATTAATACTCTCAGGCAGGGTATAGACAGTGTTCTACAGCCACGGATAGTGGCAATGGAAGATGCCTACATACAGATTTCTCATCTTATATGCGACCAGTATTCCACTGGAATATACGATCCTGTCAGTGTGAGCGGAAGAGACAGAAACAGGGTTTATTTCAGTGAGGCTGTGGCTCCTGACTCCATAGGCATGGCAGGAACTCCAGAGATATCTCTTGTAAGCCAGTTGCCAGAAGATGATATGTCCCGTATGAGCATGGCGCAGATGGCAAGAGAGGGTCCGACCCCCTTGCTGTCAGACATCTATGTCAGGGATAAGATACTTGGAATGCAAGATGCTGATTCTATAGAAGACTCAATCAAAGAACAGATGGCAGAGAGAGTGCTGCCAGAAGCCTCTCTCTGGTCTCTTCTTCAGGCAACTGAAGAACGTGGACGACCTGATCTTGCCCAGTTCTACTACGGTGAGTTGATGCACTTACTAATGCAGAAGCAGATGATGAGACAGCAAAGCATGATGCCACAGCAGCCGGGTGCCCCTCAAGGTCCCGGTGCTCCTCAAGGAGCTGGTGGCGGACAGGGAGGTCCACCGACAGCAAACCCAATGGTTATGCCTAATGCCATGATGGGCGTTCCGCCTCCTGCCCCGACACCACAGGGTGGTCCCAATGTTCCGCCTGGCTCTCCGAGACCAGGTGCACAGAACGGTCAGGGAGCAGAAGAGGCATTAAGGAGTCTGGGGTTACTGGGACCAAGGGGGTAGTGCGTGGGGTTTAGAAGGGTATCCCGAGATGAAAATGGGATGTTTGTTGACAGGATCAATGATGCTGGTCGTGTAACTTCAACCATATCTTATGGCATGGGTGGAGTTTATGTAGACCCGATTATGTACGGGGGATTCAATGAACCCGAACTTCCTCCAGAACCAGTAGCCCCTCCTCCTGTTGTTCAGGGACCAGTTCTTCCGGGTCAGTCAGTGGAGCAACCTACTCCATTAACCAGTCCATTAAATTTACCTCTTACACCTCCAGTTAATATTCCTGCAACTCCTGCTGATCCTGAAGAAGACCCAGAAGCGTTTGCAGGTCCAGGAACTGCGCCACCTGTATCTAATGTTCCTAGTGCAGTTCGTGGATGGCATACACCAGTTGATGACTTCGGACTGACAATGGACCCAGAGATGATCGGTACTGGTGGTGAGCAGCCTGAACCTACTGAATATGGTGAAACATCATACTGGACCGATTCTACAACTGGAATCAGTTACCAGTTCAAAAAAGAAAGGGTTGATCGTAAATGGTGGCCTGATACTGACAAGATTGTATTTGATACTGATGCTGGTCAGCAGGCATACGATAATCGCAAGTCATTATATTGGGGAGCAGCTAGTCCTGTAGCAGATTTAGAAAAAGTTCGTTTAGAGAGAGAACTTGAAGCAGGAGAAAGCTCATACTCTATAAGATTCAGTGATCTTGAAAAGATAAAATCAGAGATAGTGCAGATTTATTATCCAGGGGGAACGGACTTCCATAGATCAGATTTTATGAAATGGTTTTTGGGATCTTATGCTGCTGACATACATGCACCTTCAGGGGAGGGTCATCTCGAAGAAGCATTAGGAATAATTCTTGATAATATGCCAGGGGTATTATCTGGATTTGATAAAAATAATAAAGACGATTTAGAAAAATGGTTAACAGCTAAAGATAATGCTCTTGGTGTTCTTGCTACTATAGTAGGAAGAAGTAAAGAATTCCTCCGTCAGAACCTACCCACTGATAAACCCTGGGCGGTTTTAGATAAGACATATAAATTAAGTCCTTTCTGGACAAAAGAAGTTGTTTCTACATCTTTTCCACCAGATTTAGCTGAAGACCCAAGACCTGACTCAGACTTTACTCCCAGCAGCTACTCTTCTGTTCCTTGGAGTCCTATATACCAAGATTTTCTTAATGATAAATTTGGTGCAGCAGGCAGTCCTGCCGTATTCAAATACCATTCAGATCAGGGACTTTCAAATGATCCCCTTCAGAGAACTACTTACACACAGTTCTTGACACAGGCTACGGAAGATGACCCGTGGGGAGGGAAGCTAGAAGGTGGTCATGTCATAGGGGCAGAACCTCAAGGTGGGATAGTATTCGGTCCACAGTCAAATATATATGATCAAAATAGATATAATAACTTTTTACAGACTTATGTTCCGCTCACTGGAGATTCTCTTACTGGCAGGATAGGCGAGATTATTGATGTTGTAAGGCAGGTAGACTCTGATAAGCCTGGTGGAACGTGGGATAGATATGATCCTGTTGGGGTAGATCAGGATTATTCTTCTGAGCAACTACAAGCATATAGATGGAGACATTCATTCTTTGAAGGTCCCAGATCAGTAGTAAACCAGAAGGCACTTGCTGCTCTTCCGATTATGCAGAATACTCACCCGACACTGAGGAATGAAACTTCTAAAATATTACATCGTCTGCATAACGACTGGCTTACTACTCCTGATAAAGACCCAACTGTGTCGTGGCTTGAGTATGTTCACGAAAATGATTATTTTGGTATGATACCTACAAATACACAGATAGGTTCTGGATTAAGTCCGGGAGGATAGGAGTTAGTTATGTCACAAGCAACATCAGCAACATTCAACCCGATGGAAGGTGCTTACAGGTACTGGCTTTCTCAGCAGTTTGATCCTACCCAGTTATTTGGGAGGGCTGCAGGAGCAGCTTACGGACCAATGTCTCAGATGGCATACTGGACTGCTCCCCAACAGGGATATAATCCAGATACAGACTTAGGCACTAACCCATATGCATCTTTTCTTGGCGGTACTGGCGCAGGTGCTTATTCGCCTATGACCTCTGCACAGTGGCAGCAAAGAGCAGCAGATGTTTCGAGTGCTCTTGGCGGTACTGCAGGAGCAGGATACACACCAGAGGATGTACAGAGAATGCAGCAGAGATTCGGGGCTGTTGAAGGGTCCGATCCTGCACAGGTAGCTGCTCGACAGGCTGGAATTGTGAACCAAGCAGCACTGTCAAGATCACCTCTTGCTCTCAGGGGAGAGACACAGGCTATCCTTCAAAGATTGTTTGACCAGTGGGCAGGATCAGGACAGACAGGAAGTTATCTTGATTATGCTCAAGGTACTGATCCTGGATCAGTATGGAAAGCATTTGGTATATAAATGTCAAACCAATATGACTGGGGTGAATTTGGCGATGTTCCAGGTCAGTACCTAGAGTTAAATCCTGCTGCTGCTTATTACAGCTATGGGGAAGAATGGGGTGCACCATCTGGGCAGCGTCATTACCAGAGCCAGTTTCAAAACGTATATAACCAGTATCTTGGGTCTCTGGGTGGACTTCTCAGGCAGGGAACTATACCTACTGAAACTGAGAATACCTTTGCTGGATTTCTCAAGGACTATGACTGGACAGAGAAATACACTGCTCTTCCACCAGAGATGAGAGGAAACTTTACATCCCAGTTTAATCCGAGGACCAGACAAATCTACTTCTAATGTCAAATGAGCATTGGTATTACGGAAAAGAGAAATGGTGGGACAAGATTCCCATTCCAGCTCTCAAGGTAGCAACAAGCCGAGATGAGTGGAAAGAGAATCTACAAAGACGTAGCGAATCAGAATGGTTTAAAACCATATCCGATGCGCTAGTATGGGATTCTCCCCCTGAAGGCGGTCAGCGTGGGGGTGACTGGACCTCCAGAATCCAGAGTATGCTCGGCACAATGGGTGAGGTACTACCTTCTCTACCCTTCCAGTATTTTGGTCAAGTAAAAGATATAACTGATGTTGCAACTGATGCTCTTCTACCTGAAGGATATACTGAGGCAAACCAGAGAATAAGGCAGTATGCTACTGCGCCCTACAAGAATGTTGCCGAGGGACTTCTCAATCTTTCTGCAGGCAAGGGATATACATGGGATGTTCCATCTTGGGATCAGATTCTTTTACCTGGTAAGGCTCAAGAAGCGAATGTTATTGCTTCAGAGTTAGGAATCTCAGAAAGTGTTCTTGCTCAAGGTGTGAAAGATGACGGAACTATAAATATTAATCTCTCTCCTGCAAGGGGAGAGGAAGTATTTTATAATCGCCAGCTTGGTGCTCCCAATGTAATCACAGATATATCTACTAAGATATGGGCAGAGCCAGTAGAACTAATTCTAGACCCTGATAAGAGGCGTACTGTTTCTATCGAAGCCAATAGGCTTCGCAGAGAAGGGTACGAGAGAACACAGGAAGCCATACCCCATATCACTTATGGTCCAGAAGAAGATGAGAACGGAAGACCTATTGCAAATAATACTGGTCTATTTAAAGAGGTATGGCGTAAAAAAAATGTCATACATTCACCAGATATCATAGGTGAAGTAAGTGCAAGAGACCTAAGAAGCGGAATAGTAAACTCTCTTAGCGCAGGTCCAGTTCCCCAGAATATGGCAGAAGTGGGAGTAAAGATAGGAGCAGAGTTTGCTGCGGCTATTCCCACTGCTGGTGCATCCATAGTCTTCAACCCTGAAATCAATGCTCAGGGAGGTCTATTCTATAGTGATGAAGAAGGTCTGATGGGTGACTTTGAAGCAGCACTCAATACTCTTGAGTTTGCTTCTCCTCCATTCGCTGCGATCTTCGGACCTGCTGATGCTTATATTAAACCCATGTGGAGGCAGTGGAAAGCTGCCAGAAATGGTATGTCAGGCACGTTTAAGTCTGATTTCCACGCTTTATATAACCTAAAGGCATTCGATCCATCGGTTGATATAGCAGAGTATGGTACAAACTCTGTAAGGCTTAGACAGCAGATGATAGATATGGGTATAAATGACTCAGAAGCTGATCTACAGACTAGGATAATTGGTCAGATTTCCAACAGCACATCTGGAGATACTGATTTTCTTGCTGGTCAGATGCGCTTTTCAAGGATATCTGACGGTGCTGCCAACAGTGCTCTTGAAGAGTCTATCAACAGCGTTAATATGTTCGCCCCACAGGGGTATCTCTTTAAGGTAGTTGATCCAAGTACGGATGTTATTCCCTTTAAGCATAACTTCGATGAATGGCTCGATTATGTATGGGAGATACGAGGAACAAGCGCACAGGGGTTATTGAGAGACAGAGATAAAACCTTTAATGCTGATGACCTTTTTAATCACCTTAATGATCGCACTACTAAAGGTACTAATAGACGTAATGTTCCTAAAAATGAAGCGATGGGCAGGTTCTCAGGGCTAAAAATCAGCTCAGAGGAACTGGAAGCCCTTGGTATTAACAGGTTGCTCAGGGATAACAAGGGCAAAAGGATATCCATACATGCTCTACGGGAGCATATGGACACAAACAGGGCAAAGATAGTTGAGTTTAATATATCTGACCTGTATTCCGAGACACAGTTCAATGCAACTCTGCATGGTCCAGCCGAGCGTCAGGGAGTAATACTACTCAAGCTCGATGTTCCCAATATGTCAGAGGAATCTGCTATCAGAAAGGCTATGAGTCCACTGGCAGAAGATCGTCCTAGTGACTGGGACAAAAGGGGTAGTGCGCTTGGAGAATTAGAGTATCCTCATGGTCATTACGGCAGTCAGTATGGCGTAAATATGATGAATAAAGACCTTGTTGACGGGCTATATGGGCAAACAAGGGAATTAATGGAAGGTGGAGCAGTTTCTCATACTCCCATTCCAACATCTGCAAGAACAAATATATTCGTGTCAGGAAGATATTCTGTACGGTCAGTAACAGAACTTGAAAATGGAGTAGAAGTTGTAAAGAAGATATTCCATGTAGAAGAAGTCCAGTCTGACATGATACAGAAGATGATTGGATTAGGTAAAGAAGAATTATTAGAAGCAATAACAGACCCTATGTATGTAAGTGGTCGAGGCTCAGGTGCAAATTGGACACCTGGACACCCTGCATTCTGGATTAACAAGACTGGTGATTCTTGGATGTCTGGTCCTTTAACTAATCTAGAAGAACGAACTACAGCAGGTGTAGAAAAACTGGATATGGGCGAATATTCTTCAGCAGAATATTTAAAGACGGAACAAGCTGCTCCTGAAGCAATTACGGAGATGCGTACTATAAGTGGTCCTGCTTATGATATATATGTTGCTCCTGCTAATGGCAGTTCTGCCACCGATGATATGGTGGAGGCACAGTATGAAAATATTATTCGGGCTTTTGATGAAGATGAAATACTGCCAGAAGGAAGTTACACAAGATCAGAAACTATCTTCAGTGATCAGGTCCGTAAAGAAACAGTAATCAGACCTAAAGATTCTTTAGGAAACTACGATATTGAAGGTTTAGGGAATGTAACAGTACAGATAATTGATCCTGCTCCTGGCAAGCAGGGGGTGACAAAGGCTCCGATTATCCGTATTTCAACTATTACTGATCGAAGAAACCCGTGGACAGATAATTTTAATGAAGCACTTGGTAAAATTACTGACCAATTACTTACCAACCGTAAGCGTGGTACAGCCGAACCAAACAGGGTACGGTGGTCTATTGATGATGTTATAGATGGTAACGTAGGAACATTTCGTATCAGGGAAGAGGCAGGTGAGCTTCTTCCTTCTGGAAAGATGACTCATCGTGATAGGTATAAAGTAGTCGAGGGTATGCATGAGTGGGGTCGTAATTATGCATCAGAACGTGCAGCAGCCGTAGCAGTGCTTGTCCATCTGAAGAATACAACTCCTGAAACTTTTGCCTTGCCTCCAAACTTTATTTTCTCTACAGGGAACTTTCATATTCCAGTCCTTAGAAGGCTTATGTTCCATGCTGCCTCAGAGGGCGCAGACAAGATGACTATTTCTACGGGTCAAATTGTCTTGAATAAATATAAAGATGAAGCAATGCCTTATGCGAATATGCGCTACGGAGAGGTAGACGGTAGAAAGGGACAGCTTCTTGAAGCTACTGAGAAACTTGTCGAAGATGTCCAGCATACCGCAGGATGGGGAACTTGGAAAAACTCTGATACAAGAGCGTTGATAGAGACAACAGAGATTCCTATCGGCACGGATATGAAAACATCAAAGGAACTTACAGAATACTACTCTAGCCATAAGGTAAGAAGATTAGGACACCAGATAATAAGTGAAGAAGTTGGTACTAATCCGAGCTGGGAATACAGACTTGGTCAACATACTCAGTTAATAGACGACTCAGATTTAAGGCTTCTGGACCCTGATCTTCATAACGAGATGGTAAATCAGGTTGATTATTTTCCAAACAAACTTACATCTCCTGAACATAGGGCAGAAGTCGAAGAATCTCTAAGACTGTTAGATGTTGGAACACTGGCGAAGGTAGCATCGGAACGTCATACGGCTAGTGTACTAAAAGATAGGATTGCAAAAGGAGAAAGACAACTAGAAGCTCTTGGTACTTGGGATGATGAATCGATGCTCGGTAATCCTGATGCTTATCAGAAAGCATTGAGAGATATAGAGAATGATATTGCTCAGGCAAGAAAAGAGCTGTCTGCCTTAGACCTTAGTAGGGAAAATCTGTATGAAGATTTAGAAAATGTAGTTGATGGTATGAGTGATTTCCACACTAGAATCAATACAGCCGTTAAGCAGACTCAGAAAGTTTATCTCGATAAGGGGGTATCAAGGGGTCAGGTAAAGGCAAGTGACGCAGAAATAACTGCTATGGAAGAAGAAATTGATGAACTGCGGAGGACTATTGATGCGTTAACTGACGAACAAAAACGTCTTCCAGTCGAAGACAAAGGTGGTATTCAATATGAAATAGACGATACTAAAGAAGAGTTAAATGACGCACTTAAAAATTTAACTAATGCTAAAAAAATAAGAGGAGAAAGGCCTACAGGTACAGTACAAAAATTTACTTCAGGATTAGAGATAGCAGAGATGGAGGAAGAGATTGCGGATTTAAATCAAAATATTATTGCAGAGATGGCTAATCTTGCTGATGGAAGTTATGGACCAGCAAGCCAAAACGCAGCAGGGGTATGGATTGGTGGACCTAGTGTGGATAGAGTTCAAGGAGATATATATGAGTGGGGTAGTAAACTAGCTGAAGTAGAAAAAAAGTTATCTGCATCTAGGCAGACAAATAGTGATATCCGTCTGGGAAAGCCTCCTTCTGATATACGCATTCCAAAAATAATGGAGAGGGTATCTCAGAATCAAGAGTTACTTGAGTCTGTTGATGAGTTTACAGAGATGGGGTTGAGCGGACCTAGTGTACAAAGGGAAACCCCTATATCTGTATTTGATCTTCTGGAATTAGGTGGAGTACCTACTTCCAGAACACGACATGGTTCCAGCAAACAAGAGTTATTGGATGCCATTGCCGAGATCGCAATTGAAAATAATCCAAAGATAAACGCCAAACAGTTAGAAGATACTGTCGGAGTTTCCAAACACTTGGTTACTATGGAGGATAGACCTACGGATAAAACAGTATCCGTACACTCCATAAGATTAAAAGATAATCTTCTAGAGCCATCTGAACTTATTCTTTCAAAAGGATTTAAGGCTCGCCCTAACAAGGGAGTCAAGGCTTTTTCTACCTTATCTGAATCCTTGACTAATGTTCAGATGAGGCTATTCCAGATAAATGGGGATATACCCAATGGTGGAAAGGTACTTGGGTTCACTGACTTCAACAATGACGGTAAGTACTGGCTTAACTTCACAGAAGCTGCTGACTTCCAGACAGGAATACATGAGATAGGGCATGTTCTCAGAAGACAGCTATCTGAAGAACAGCTCCGTATTGCTGGCGAGTTCTCTATGGGTAAAGAGGGATACGATTCGCTGGTCAACAAGAATATATGGACAAGGGCAGGGGAAGAGAAGTTTGCCGAAGCCTTTGAGACCTTTGTAATGACTGGTTATGCTCCTAACCAACAGGTAAGAGGTGTCTTTGAAAGATTCAAAGATATGCTTCTTAACGTGATAAGGGCAATCAAGGGAAGTCCTCATGAAGAAAGCCTTAGTCCTGCCATGAAAGATATGTTTGATGACATTCTCAATACGAGAAAGCCATCAATCAAGACTATAGAAGCTAATGTTCCTGCCCATCTCATACCACAGGCTAAGAAGTTCTATGGATACAGGGTTGATGACTATATCGTAGCTGATGATGGTAATCTTGAGCAGGTTGCTGAAAGACTCTTCCATACTGTTGATGAGCCTGAAGTACGTCCACTGGTCGAGGAGCTATCTTCTCTGTCCACTATGGATACTATCCTCTCAACTAATATGATCAATGATCACTATGCCAAGTTCATGCGTATGCCAGGACTCAGGCTTATCTTGGGAAGACTGGACCCATCTACTGCTGCTACAGACCCATTGGCTAAATCCCTGATAGCCCATGCAATGCTGAAAGCTGAGGGAGATCAGAAAGCACAGATTGCTTTTGCAAGGCTGCGTAGACTCGGAACTCAGGACGATGTATTCGGTGCTACGAATGATAACGGACATTTAATAGAAGGCGCATTTGAAGGACAGGAATTAAATGTAAATGATATTCGTACTTATCCAGATAGATATGGACATTTATTAGATGACAAGCAGAAAGAGTGGATTGCCAATGCTCAAGCAATAGAAGAAGCAAAGCGAAGAATGTTTGCGGTAGAAGGTATAGAGATAAACGACCTTGAATTTGAAGAAGGCGGTCATTATGCAGGACGTATAGTGATGAGTAAGATTTTTATTGATGGTGATATTGCGGAAACAGTTTCATTCCCACGAGCAGGCGGTGTTGGAAGAGTTGGTGCAAAAAGTACACAGGAAAAGAGAAGGGTATTTGAAACTGAAAAAGAGGCTATTGCTGCAGGATACAGGTATCTAAATGATGATGAAGCTCTAAGCCTTAACTTACAGTCAGCATACAGAAGAGTTGCTGATAAGAGAGCAGTTGATTATATCGTTCAAAACGTGGTCTGGTCACGCACATCTGCAGCTCCTCAAGAACTGTTACTCAGGAATAATGTAGCTATCGAGAGGGTAGATGCAGCAAAAAAACTTATAGATGAATTGCAGAGAGCAAAGCGTGGAGGGCAGATCACAGCACAGACACGAAAGTCTATTGAGACTCTTCTTCCTGAGATGGAAGGGATGCTTGATGACGTTTCTGCAATTAGCCTTGATCAGCTAGTCAAAGCTGGAAGAGTAGCTTCAGACCAGCCTATAGATGCTACTCCAAGAAAAGGAGCTATCAAGGCTCTGTTCAATAAGGTCAAGGAACTGGAAGTCGAAGTAGCCACCATCGAAGCATCTGGTGCAGAAGTTCCTTCTGAATTAATTAACCGTCTTAATAAGATGAAGAGAAGGCTTGGATTTACCAAGTTTGCTGTTCGTGAGGCATACGAGAACTATGCAGCAACTGGAGACTTTGAGTACACCTTTAGCCGTAGTGCCAGATCAATCCTTATGGAAGATAAGGTAGGAGCTATTGATGAGCTTCTAGAGATGGTGAGGGGAACTCCTTACTATCACACTGTTGGAGATAACAGGTATACCAGATACAGGGGTGGGTTTATAGATACGCTTCGTTCAGATGCAGCGGATGTTGCAGCAGAGAAAAGCCTTCTAGAAGAAAAAATAAAGAAGAAACATCTTACTGAAGGTAGTTTACAATCAAAGGTTCCTGCTTTTACAGGAAGATTCTTTGAGGAAGACCAGCCTACAAATCTTGGATTTATTAAAGATGAGGGTACGGGTGAGATGCGCCGTATCAAAGGATCAGATGTTGATGACATAATTGTCAAGAGCATGGTCGAGAACCAAGAATTTAGTAAGATTCTCAATAGTGTTAATACGGTTAACTCAGCATTAAGATTCTTCCAGCTTGCTGGTGACATGTCACTGTTTGGAATACAGCTATTGTTTCTAATGGGGCATGCGACTACTCATCCTAAGTGGCTATACGATACTATGAAAGGTTTTGTGCATGCTTTTATAGACCCAACTGTTCATGCCAAGGTTATAGATGAGAATAAAGAGTTACTGGAAAGACATCCTGGATTTCTCCTTTCAACAGGAGGCACAGAGTTCACAGAGTTTACTAGGGTATTGTCTAATGCTGGATTTGTAAGGGCAAAGCCAATCAAGATTGCTGCTGAGGTTTTAGGGAAAGACCCTACTCGTATTATTCCTACTGCTGGTAAGTTATATATGGGATTCCTGAGAGGTGCACAGCAGGGATTTGAGTCTGCTATTGATATAGCTGGCATAGAGTTACTGAAGTCTTTAGACCATAAAGCTGTTGATGCTATATCCACACAGCAGATAGATGACTTTACAAATGAATTTAGAGGACTTGCCAATTCATCTAGACTTGGAACTACTGCAAAGCAGAGACAGTGGGAATCACTTGCTTTGCTTGCTCCACGGTATAACAGGGCAATTGTTGCAATGCTTGCTGATGTTGGCCGTGGTGGTCTACGGGGAGATGAAGCTCGTAAGAAACTAGCCAGTGGTATAGCAGCAATATCAGCTATGGCTGTTGCCTTCTCTCTTGCACGAGGTGAAGACCCAGATGAGATAGTGGAACATTTCACACCAACCAGTCCAAAATTTATGACATGGAATATAGACGGTACGAATGTTGGTTTTGGAACCAAGGTAAGGTCTTTGATCAAGCTATCTGCTTCTATATATACAACTGTGCAACAGGGTGAAGGGGATAAACTAAACGACTGGTCGATGGATAACCCTGGCTTCAGGTTTATCAGGGGAAACCTATCACCTATTCTCAGTACAGGTGTAGATTCCTTGATGGGAAGAACTTATATGGGTGAGCCTGTCTGGGGTGAAGGATGGAATATAGCAAGTCATGCTAAGAACTTCACTATGACAGAGTTACTTCCCAAGACTATGCCTATATGGGCGCAGGCTGTGTTGCTTGAGGGAGGGAATGTACAGCAACGAGGCGTAAAGGGTGTCTCGGAGTTCTTTGGTGGCAGGGGATATCCAGAATCTTCATATCAGCTTATACAGGGATACGCAAAAGATATCATTGGCATTGACTATGAGGATATGGAACCCTTTGAAAGACGACTTCTTAGACAGCACCTAAAAGATGTTCTTGATCCTATGATGGAAGAGAGAATAGCTAGGGGAGATAAGAATGCTCAGTACTGGGATGCTCTTAATAAGAATGATGAAGATAGGATAATTGACGAAGAGGCATTACTGAGACAGTTCTACAATCCAAGGAAGTACCCACAGTTCCTCATTGGTGGTGCTAACACTCTCAGAGAAGAGTTCGCTAGGATACAGAACCAGTATGCACAGAATAGAGCTGCAATTAATGAGACATTTGCTATGTATCAAGATGATGTTGAGTTTGATTCCAAAGACCCACATAAGTTTATAATGCAGGAATGGTATGCCCTGTATGATCTTGCCAAGTATGACGAGAGTGATGTATTTGATCACGACAGATTAGAAAGACTACAGCGAGCATTCTGGGACAGAAAGCTGCCAGATGGACAGTCTTACAAGGACTATCAAGATTTTATATATCGAAATACCTCTACTGCAGAGCATCCAGATGCCTACCAGAACTTGCTTCCAAAAAGTACAGTATCCAGATGGCGAAGGGCAGAGACCATGCAGGCAGAGTTCTTAGAGAAACGTGGTAACTGGTCTAAGATATTGGACAATACTGGAAGATAAATATAATATTGAGTTTAAATTCAAAATGATGGAGAGATTATGACTACACAGCCAGAGCTGCCTTTTGATGAATATGGGAGCGAAGAAACTGTAGCTGTTACTGAGGTGGCTCCAGATATAGAGTTAGATGCTCCTGTCACAGAAGTGTTGCCTCCTGTTGTAGAACCCGACATATCTCCTACTCCCATAGAACCAGAAATTACTTCTGCAGTTCCTGCTACACCTCAGACTACAGACACCCTTGAAGCAGAGAGGGCTAGGCTTGCAGAGTCCCAGAGAAAACATGAACAGTTACTAGAACGGGACAACATGATCAGGAGCTTGGAACAGGAAGCTGTTCAGATGGAACAGAAACTTGTTAACCAAGGTCTTTCTGATGAAGAAGCGAAGCAACAGACGATGACTCACCTTCAAGGAAGAGTCAACCAAATTCAGCAACAGCAACAGATTCAGCAGCAGCAACAGATTTCACAGGGTAAAAGAAATGCTTCCATTCACTTTGCGAAGCAGTATAAACTAAGCATTGATGCTCTTAGCCAGTTAGAGAGAGCCAGTACTCCTGCCGAGATGGAGAGTATTGCTAAAACTATGTCTACGATGGCTAAGCAGAAACAGGAAATAGCGGAACTCAAAGCAAAGGTTGCACCGCAACAGTCGTTTGATTCCAATACTCCTTCTCCTGCAGCAGCAACAAATGAAGAGCGTTTGCTAGACGCTTATCTAGCTGGTGACCGATCTGATGCAGCAACGGCTGCAGCAGCCAAATTGTTAGGGATGTAGCGATAAGGGGGGCGTAATGGCTCAGACAGCAACAACGGGCAACCTTGAATCTGCCCAGAAAATCATCATCAGCACAGCTAGATATACGGAGGAGCACAATGCTCCTGCGCTAGCTTTGATTGAGCAGTTCAGACTGCCAAAGGGTGCAAAACAGGTAACTGTACCCAAGGTTGCTACGATGTCCATGAGTGACCTAGTAGATGGTCAGGACATCGTGGATGAGGAAGAGATTGGAATGTCTACTGTTGACCTTACAGCTAGTGAGGTTGGAGCCAAGATTATCCTTACGGATAAGCTAGTACGACAGATGGCTCAAAATGTTTTTGCCATCATAGGACGACAGCTTGGTGATGGTATGGCAAGAAAGAAAGATACGGATGTCATTGCTCTTTATACCAACTTGAATGGTGGTACTAAGCTAGGATTAGATGGTCGTTCTATGACTGCTGGTAATGTTACTGCCATCATTTCTAATGCCAAGGCAAATAAGTTTGGTAACCAGCTTTATATTAACCACCACCCTAATGCTGTTGCTGCCCTTGCCAAGGAATCAGCAACAGTTGCCTCAACAGTAGGTGGTGAACTTACATCTGGATGGAGCGTAGACTTGCTGAAGAATTTCTACAGTGGTCTTAAACCTATTAACGGTGTCAGCATTTTTGAAGATGGGAATATTGAAAAGACTGCTAGTGTTGACTCTGGTATTGGTGTTATAGCTGATAAGTCTGCTATGGCTGCTCTTACCAGTATGGATACAAGGACAGAGCGACAGAGGGATGCTTCTCTCAGGGCTACGGAAGTCGTGATGACGGCTGACTATGGTGTATTTGAACTTGACGATACCCGTGGTGCAGGCGTTATATTTGAAATTGGCGATCTAGCTACTTCCTAATAGGAATAACAAATGGCAGGGATAACTGAGCGTAATCAGCAAAAATTAGAGTTAGTCAATCAAGGCTTCTCTATGCGATACATAGATGAGTGGCAGCCTAAAGCTACTCTATATAGGCATAAGCCTAGCTACACTGTTGATGGTGAGATATCTGAGGAAGTTGGATCAATCACAGCAGGAGTTCCGGGCAATCCAGACTATGTATTGCGTAAGGCTAAGATCGGTTTATTCCCCTGGAAGCCAAGCAATGAGTGTGAATGTCGGTGGTGTATTGCTACCGACTGGGGTGTAAAAGAACCAGAAGAGGCAGTTGTAACGATTGACCGTGGCTCCTCTTCTGGTAAAAAATAACGGTTGGTCGCAGGGGAAAACCCTGTAAATAAGTAACCTTTAAGGAGGTTAGATATGTCGTTCCCACAGACAATAATGGGAAAATATGGTTGGGAGAAAACAGAAACTTCTAGCCAAAAACATGTTCTTGGCTCTCGTATGACATTACCTGACGGACGAGTTTACAGATATGTAGAAACTGCAGGAAGTGATATTGCTGGTGGTGCAGTTGTTCAGGCTGCTGCAGGAACTGCTGCTCACGACCAAGACCTAATTGTAGTTGCAGCTTCTGCTGGTGCTACAACTGTAACTATAAATACATCTGGTACTTACACAAAGGACCAGTACAAAGATGGTTACATGCACATTAACTCTGGAACAGGAGCAGGTGAGGTATATAGAATTAAATCTAATACTGCTGTTTCTGGTGCAACAGGTATGGTATTAACGCTTGACGAAGAAGATGGACTTGCAACTGCTTTGACAGCAGGTGCAAGCAACTGTGAAGTTGGATTGTCTACTAACCCATATAAAGATGTAATCATTTCACCTACTACAGTAACAAACGTAGCTGTAGGTGTAGCCCCAACACTCCTAACAGCCGATTATTACGGCTGGATTCAAACTTGGGGTCCAGCAGCTGTGTTAGCTAATGCAGCTGGTGTTCTTGGACAACATGTTAGAGTGGGTGGAGCCTCTACTGCAGGTGGTACAGAAGATATGGACTTTGATGGAAGCAACGAAAATGAACAGCTTATTGGTGTTCAGATGTTGATTGCTTCTGCTGCTGCAGATTACGCTTTAGTGTTCTTGCAAATATCACCATAAGTGGCTATAGAACTCTGGACTCCTCAAGGCTCCAGTCTTGTTTCCTCTGATATAGGAGGTAACAATGCTGAGACTGGGGAGTCCGTAACTATCCACACCTTTCATTTCCATGATAAGGAAAGTGGAAGAAAGTCTGTAATAAAGATTCCTGTAGACTCATCGGTCTCTCAGGCTCATATAGAAGATATGGCTGCTCAGGCACTAGAGAGTTGGATTTTAGAAATAAGAACTGATGGTAAGAAAAAGAGTCCAACACCTGAGCAGAGAAAAGAAGCTGGAAAGGCTATTCGTGAATTTAGAGAATATGCTTTTAGACGAAGAGAGAGTACGAACAATAAAGTCTATTACAAGGGGACTGAATTATGACTAGTGAAAACGGGGCTATCATGCCCACAACTGAAGATATCAATGCAGTTCTGAACAGTAATCCTACTGCTCAACTTCAGTTACAGATACAGATGCTTTCCCGAACAGTTAAGGAAAGAGATGAGAAGATTGCTGAACTGGAAAGTGAGATAAATGAACTTCACTTTAAGAGCAATAACAAGGGTTCAGTTGATAAACTAGAGAAAACAACAGCCTAGTGGGAGTGATGCGTGGTTATACAGAAACGAACTCGTCAGGAGATACGTCAGTCCGTAGGCTATAACCTTGGCGCACTCCATGTAGGTGCTGCTACTTCTACTCCTGGTTCTAATGGTGAAACTACCCTACTCGATACTATTCTGTTTGGTGGCAATGACATCTATAACGGCAGATATATCTGGTTCTATAACGATGTCGGGCAGTCTACGAACAGAGAGGTAGAGCGCAGGGTCTCCGACTATGCTACTGGTGGGACTCTCACGATACAGGCTGCTCCAGCTACCACTACTGATGAAGATAAGTATGAGATGTGGGATGGGTATTCACCCACCCTGATCAATGAGTTCATCAATCAGGCAATACTCGATGTGACTGGTCAGGTCTATGACCCATTAGAGAGTTTGAGTTTACACTCAAATGGATATGACTCCCGATTCGATCTGCCATCTGACTTTGCTATGGTCAACAAGATTCAGATGCGAGACAAGATGCAGTGGGCTAGTCTTCATACCTGCGGTACTGCCTTTGATGGTGCTGCTGTCTCAAATTTCACATCTTCTGTAGATACTGAGGATAAGAAGCAAGGTACTGGATCGGTTAAGTTTAAGCTAGATGACAGTGCAGGCGTTGCTGCTGGAGCAATTCTTACAACAGATATATCCTCTAAAGATATTAGTAAATACGATTATCTAGAGTTCTGGATAAAATCTTCTATTGCCACATCTTCAGCTAATCTAAAGATATCTTTAGATAATACGGCTAACTGTGTATCACCACTAGAAACTCTTGATATCCCTGCATTATCGGCTGATACATGGACTTATGTCAGACTGCAGCTAAGTACACCAGAACTAGATACAGCGATTATATCTATAGGTCTAGAGCAAGATGTAGATATAGGCGGTGGTGCTGCTTACTATCTCTGGCTGGATGATATTAAGGTAGTTGCTAACAACACCATTACATGGGAAGACGTACCCAGCCAGCTATGGAGAGTTGATAAGGCAGCTCAGGATATTGTTTTCACGACTGATGGTGTGAGCTACATGGGGTATAAACTCCTCAAGATCAAGGGCGGAGATAAGCCTGCTCTCCTAACATCTGACTCTGCTACTTCTGAGATAGATGATGGCTATGTAATCAACAAGGCTACAGCCTTGGCTCTGTCTTCACAGTCTGGAAGTCCTGCAACTGATCCAGATGCAAGAAGACAACAGGCAACATTCTATTTTGGTATGTCTGAGCAGAACAAGAGAGCCTTCCCATTCCTTACTAACGTAAGGACGGCATCCTAGTGGCTACAGTCATAGAGACAAATGAAGTATCTATCAATGATGTCTTCTATCCTACAACCAGACCAGTACAGGCAGTACTGGCTTCTCTCTATCCACCAAAGGTAACCATTGGTGATACATCTAGAGACTCCCAGTCCCGTGCATCTGTAATCTCATGGGCTGACTGGCGTGGTGGTCTTGGCATAGAGAGAATGGAAGGAGCTGTAGATGTAGATAAGACATGGTGGTCTACAGCACAGCTCAGGTACAAGAGACATCTTGTCCTTCCACCTCTGGCTAATAAGACAGGGGCAGACGGTACTCTCGCTTCCACGGCACATGCAATTTCAGGTCTTTCTTCTGCTGTCATAGGTGAGTTGGACGATACGATATATGCTGCCTGTGATAACAAGGTTCTCAAGTATGTATCAGCTACAGATGTGTGGTCAGTTGCAGATACATTACCTGCCAATGCCACGGATACTATTACTGTTAATCTTAGCGGCACTACATATATTATCTTTGCCTACACAACTGGTTACGCATATAGCACCAATATGTCTGGGGCTATGACTGATGATAGTACCCATGCAGCCAAGTACCTTGCATGGTGGGACAATAAGCTATATTTCATTAGTAACGCAGGACAGCTATATCATGTGACTGCACCTAATGCATCACCTACTACGGATGCGCTACTGCCAGTACCTGTAGGACATGTGACGGACCTGTTTACAGCCAGAAATTCTTCTGGGAACTCTATTCTTTATGCCTCTACTAAGGTAGGACTATTTGCCCATGACGCTTCTAATACAAAGTGGGTAGAAACAGAGGTGGACTTTCCATTTCATCCGTTTAACGGTATAGGAACAAGAAAGTGGAGAGATTCAGTATATTTCCCAGCAGGACTGGGTATATATAAGTATATAAACGGTACTAATAATGCTGTCATAACTACAGTAGGACCAGATAAGGATGACGGATTACCCTCTGAAGCAAGAGGTACTATCAAGAGACTTGACGCATCACATAATGAACTGCTTGCTATGGTTGATGCTACTACTGCACCAGTTGTTGCCTCTACTGCATTAACAGGAAACTTCCAGTGGAGTGCCGTACAGCATGGACATGGCTCTCCTGTAATGCCTGCCGATACAGGAACAAGCGGTATCTATGGCTATAACGAGATAGGCTGGCAGACAAAATGGTATGCACACGATACAGGTAAGCCCATACTGGATACCCATGTCAGCAATGCACATGGTGATTACAGGCTATGGTGGGTATTTGATAATGATATCTACAACATGAAGATAGCTTCAGACATTATTAATCCATCTCAGCTCGCTGACTTTGAGTATGCCAAGTCAGCAGTGCATTACACTCCCTGGTTTGATGCAGGGCAGGTAGAGGTAGATAAGCTGGCACTCAGGCTCAAGGTAGAAGCCAGTGATCTTAGCAGTAATGAGAAGCTAACAATAGAATATGAATTAGATCATGCAGAAAATTCTCTGTCCATACAGTCAGGAGATACCGAGGTAACATCGACCACCATGGGGGCTGTGAAGGGCGTACAGACGTTTAGCTTCGGTGATAGTGCCTCAGTACTCAACGGTACTACATTCAGGGCTATACGCTTTAAGATAACTCTTAACAGGGAAGATGCAGATACTGATGCAGCCAAGCTGTTATCTCCTGATTTGATCTCTCTTACTTTTGAGTATCGTAAAAAGCTAGAACCCAAGTGGGGACATACGGTAACTGTGGACTTCTCCAATGACTACAGGGATAAGACTCCACAGGAATTAAGAAGTAATCTTATTACTGCTATAGAGAATAGGCAGTTAGTTGAGTTTACATTCCGAGATGATGCAGGTGGTACAAGAAACTACTATGTGGATATTGCCTCTGCATCTGGACTTGAGTATACAGGGTATGACGAGAGGGGACAGTCACAGATACTGCTGGTAGAGCCGTGACGACCCAAGCAATTCAGGATATGCCTGCCTCTTGGGAAGGATCAGAGCCTGAATGGATTACATATAATGTACTTGTACAGCTAGGTAAGGTTCCTGATGAGGATTTTACCTATCAGTCTCCATTGATGGGAGGAAGACTGGAGAAGGGTGGATCAATAGTTGACTTTGTATTTAAAGACCCACCTGATCTGGGCATAAATGTACAGGGAAACTATTATCACTACGGTATGGGAGTTGAAACTGCTACAAGAGATATACTAGCTCGTGTACAGTTGGCATCACTTGGTATGATATTAATATTCATAGACGAAAGTAGCTTAGAAGATGATCCTTTCTACTATGTGAGAGAGGCTCTCAGGTACAGGGATCATTCTAGGCTAGGGGGTAGGGGGCTTTAATGGCATATGACGACATTGTCCTGAAGGGATATGTATATGATGATGCAGGTGCTGGTATCGCAGGGGCTACAGTAAAGGTTTATGCTGGTGACTCTGCTGACACTGCAACATCTGGTTCATCATTAGCTGACACTACTACTGGTTCAGGCTCCGCAGTTGGCATGTGGACTATTACCTCTTCTAATAGTGCTACTGATGCCAGTAACAGGCTTGACGTAGAGATCACATCTTCTGGTGGCAGTTCTATAAGACGCATCAAGTACAGGGACTCTATACAGGTAGAGAATATAGATGCGGAGAAGATAATAGTAAGGGCAGTTGAAGCTGGTGATGCCGCAGTACATTTCTTTGCTGACGGTGCTGATGATGCAGGAGACTACTGGAGAATAAATGCTGGTGGAGGAGCAGGTAACTCTCATACGTTTGCCATAGGCTCAGACAAAGCCTCTGCAGGAACCATCATTGACTACATTACTATCACCAATGGTGCTAATGCAGCTGCCTCTAGCGTAACCGTGGGTGGCATTCTTGCTGTCACCACCACACTGGATGTAAATGGTACTGCTGACTTTGATGTCACTGATTTCGATATAGCCTCATCGGGAGACATTGACTTACTTAGTACCAACAATACAGCTGCATCTATCTATCTCCGTGAAAATGCAGGCACATCTGGAACTATCAAGATACATGCAGATCAGGGAACCTCTGTCACTGAGGGAGCTGAGTCTGTAAACATCCTCTCCGATGTTGGCGGTGTGGGTATACGCAGTACGGCTAACCTAGCCAACGCTGTAAACATAACAGTGGATGGTGGAACTACTTCTACCATGACCCTCTTCAATGACCAAGGTACAGCAGCTACAGAAGGTGCTGCTTCCATACAGTTACTGTCTGATGTCGGTGGTATCAATGTAAAGTCAGGACTGAATGGGGCTAATGCCATTCTCCTGACTGCTGATGGTGGTACATCAGAGACTATCGTTATACATGCAGACCAAGGTACTG